TTATATAACTGTCGTTGTTGACGGAGCCGAGCCCTCCGACGCGCGACTAAACCGCGTTCCCGATGGCCCATGTTAGAAGTTCATCACCATCATGTGTAATGTTTTGCTGATAAACTTGCTCGCGGAAATCTTTTGTAGGTTCACTTAGAGTTGGATAACCTTGCCGGACTTCCACAACAACAAAACCACTTGCAGCCATATTTTGAGCAAATTGAGTGGCTCCATAAGGATCGTAACAAAAAACTATTGGGTTCCATCCATTGTCCTCCACAGTCTTTACGATCCAGTTTTCAATAAAACTGTAATCAACCACTGCACCAGGAGTCGTAGACAACCACCCTTTATCTATCCATAGTTGATAAGGTACTTTATCCTTTGCCTGTCTTTCTCTTAATGCATCTTCAGGCATGAAAGAATGTTGTTTTACATGGAAACCATAATCAGTCGGGAATATCAATCCTGTGGACGACAAATCGATTTTCTTTGATAAATCCACTCCAATGAATACGTCATATCCAGTGACGTCAATATTTTCGCGAGCGCATGCATTCCATTTTGATAATGGCATATAGCCACCCTGCTTTTGGTCAATCCATATATTCATATTTTTTGTGAGGAAATTACGCATTTTTTCAGGTACATCAAGTGCCGCCTTCATTTGTCTTCGAATATACGATAATCCTTCAGGATAAGACGCTAGTATGGGATTAGACTTAATCCAATTACGCTCGTCTGAAATATCATCATCTGGATCAAGTGTATTAATCATTACAAAATACTCTTCATTTTCAATAGGGTTATCTGGATCTAATATTTGTCGTACATAACGATATTCAACACGATAACAAGGATAATCTAATTCAAATCCTGCGGTTGTTATTATTGCTAATAAAGGTTGTGGACGTGCCCCTTGTCCAGAGTCCCCAATATCGTACATTTCATCAGTTTCATGCGCATGATATTCATCAATGATGAAACAAGAAGGCGAAGTACCGTCACCGCTTTTACGATCTTCTTTTGATAATGGTTTTATAATAGAGCCACTTTTCAAATGAGTAATGGTGCCATAGGCTTCTTTAAATCGACTTCTTAAATCCTTGGAACCCTTTATCATGTCGCGTATTTCTTCCCAAACTATTTTTGCTTGGTCTTTCTTTGTAGCAGCACAATACACTTCGGCTGATGCTTCACCTAATGCAGATGATTCGTAACTACCTACGGCCCCTAATGATTGGGACTTAGCGTTTTTACGTCCTACTTGCCAGTACATCTTTTTGAACCGTCTATATTCCGATTCACGATGAATCCAGCCATAAATATTGCCAAAGATAAATTCTTGGATAATATGCGGTTCAATAAAAGTACCAGCTAACACACCCTTACGATGTTTAAATAACCGCATCCAATCAAGAAATTTATTTGCTCTTTCTTCATCAAAAATATATGGGAAGGCATCTGTATTTTCTTGTTTTAAGTCATTTAAAAAACGCTGACATGCCCACTTGTGTTCAAAACAAGCTGGAATATCACCGTTTATAATTTGTTTGCTATATTCAATTAATTTTTCCTTTAAGTTCATTAAATATCACCAAACTTTTGCTCAAACTCTGAAGGTGTGTGTACAGCTGGCGTAGGATCTGGAATAACAAGTTTCAGACGCGAAGTGATAGTTAGACCTAAATCAGTTGCTGCAGCACGACATTCATTGAATAACGTATTTTTTACACGAGCCAATTTCGGATAATCCTCATTTGCTACAGTAATTCTCCTGCCATTCTCCTGCTCTACGACATCAGTGGACTTAATTTTTCTCATATCCTTTACCAACTGCAAATACTGATATTTTGAATCTAAATACCTTGCTAATGAGTCGACATCAAGTTCACTAAAAATATCGATAGCCACCAATTTTTCCGCAATCTCTGTAAATTCTTTCTTTTGAGCAGCTGTTAAATATGATGGTGGTTTTATGTTTTCCGTTGGGCCTTTTAAGGCATTTTCTTGCATTTGACGCTCTTTTATTTCTGTTTTTGTTAGGTTTTTTTTGCCTTTTAAAACCAACAAATCAATTGGTTGTCGCGGTCTAGCCATTTCTATCACCTCGCTTTCAGAAAAATATTTCATTTAGGGAATTTTGTACGCGTTAATCGGTCAGCCGGTGTAGGGCCCCGTGCCGTGGCGAATCCAAATGGAGGGGGGCTACCCTATTTCTTACCGTACTTCTGTGTGTCCTCGTTCGTCTTCGCGTTGTGACAAGACTGACAAAGCAATTGTAAGTTGTCTTCATCTAATCGCTTGGACCAGTCGATGGACAGTGGCACGATGTGGTCCACAAGAACTCCAACCGTAATTCGTTTTTCATTTAGGCAATGCTTGCACAATCCGTTGTCGCGTATCTTGATGTAGTCACGGCATTTAATCCAAGAAGATGAATGATAAAACTGATCATGTTTCTTGTTACGATTGTACTTGTCATAGTAACGGTTGTTATCTGCCTTGGCTGTCTTGTGCTGTTCGCAATATCCATTACGTGTTAGGTTTGGACATCCAGGTTTGTTACACGGTCTTAGAGGCTTACTGTTCATACTGTTCTACCTCTTGCTTAACCCTAGCCATACCCTGCGCTATGGTGTCCTTTAGCTGTGCCTCGTCCTGCTTTAGCTGGTCTAGCTTATGAGCATCAGCCCACTTCATCCTACGGTGTAGCTCACGCATCTTTGCCTGTAGCTTACGTGTTGATTCATCTGTATAAAAACAGACATACTCACGTCCACAGTTAGGACAGGTGAAGTATGTCTTCTCGACTTTGTTATCCAGTTTGTCTATCTTGAAATGCTCAACGTAGAACCTATGACCACATGACTTGTTACACTTAGCGTAGATTGGTTCCATGTTATTCACTACCTTTTAATCGCATTGGTAATTTTATAGGTCGAGTCAAACCTTTTACAAGTCCTTCTGCAATCCAATTGCCAACTTGAATTCCTTTCTGAGCATTAAGAAACTGACCACGCTGAATAATTCCAGTTATGATTTTATTTTCTTTATCGAAACGTCCTTGCTCATTCATTTCGAACCCTCCAATCGTGTGGGTGTTTCATCATTTTCAATTGGTTTACCACACTTAAAACAAGCAACAAATAGAGTTTTATTATCTATTTCGATTTTCTCTTTTTCTGCACAGCCACATTCACATTGCCATGCGTTATCTATCCTATCCAACTCATCAGCCAATGCACCTGCATGCTTTGCGATTGCTCGTAACTTTAATTTAGATTTGTCATCGAAATTCAAATCCATAATGATTGCAGACTTTCGTTTTGACGATTGTTTCTTTAAGTCCCTGTAATACGGAAGGTTACTATCCTTCCTCTCATCGTAAGGCTTAGGTAAGACAGGTCCTCCACAAATAGGACAAGACACACCATCTAAATGTCTACCTTTAAATACATGAGACGAGTCATTCATACATTCACAAACTTGCATTATTCATCCCTCCACAATTCATTTACTCTTTGCTTTTTCAATTGAGTCACATATTGCAATGACAGCTATGGCTATCCACACTGATGTAATAGAGAAGACATCACGTTCATAACCTTGATAAACTCCAATCATATTAACAACCGCGTTCGATATTACATAAATCCATAACAATGTTTTAGCCATTCATACACCACCTTTTTTGCATAATAAAAAGCCACGCTCAAATGAACGTGACTTAATCTAACAATTCTTTCGTTACCTTATTTGTTTTAACATCATAACTGTATATTTCAGTTTCAAGAAACTCTCCAGAGCCTTCTTCAAATTCGTATTTACTAATAGAACACCCTTGATTTAAATCATATTGGTCTAAAAAATCTACATCATTAGAATATTTCTTAGCAATTTCAATTGCTTTATCAAATGTTTTGCAAAACTTATTATAGGAAGTCTCATAACCACTCCAAAACACTTCGTAAAACATTTAAACACCACCTTTAATTCAATAAATAAATCATATCATTCAAAATGGTTAATAAAAAGCCACACCTTGTTAGATGTGACTTACTTGATTGATATTAAAATTCAGAACCACTTTCAATGAAATTAACTCCACTCGGTGAAATTTTAACAGTTAACATTCCACCGCTATGTCGTTCTGCATATAACAAACCTGTTTCGATAAGATAATGATGAGCTGCAGCTTCTTCTGGGTCTGGTGAAATATTAGGACTAAATTTTTTAGTAGTACCACCTGTTTTAAAATTAAACTCATAGAAAGAGAATAAAATTTTCTTTCTTAACTCTTTACGTTGTGCAATTATTTCTTCTGAAACTAGTAATTCACTCATACAAACACCTCCCTCCTACTATTATCATAGGCTAAAAGGTAACATATGTCACTATTAGGAAATTAAAGAATAAAGAGACTACCAATTTAGTAGTCTCAATTACTTGTTTCCGACATACACGTACAAGCGAACGTGTTTATTTTGTAATGCTTATTTTTGTTAGCGTATTTCCGTACGCTTTTGATAAAACTTGATAATATCAATTTACTACAGATTTTAGCGCAATTCACTATATGGCACTATTGCGTTTTTATTTGTTGCTTTGTGTGAATATTATTTTTTGATAATCTCGCACTAAATCATATGCTTGCTGTTCTGTAAAACCCTGCTTCTTCAAGTCTTTTTTATATTCCCAAAGTAATGGAGAAATATCTCGTAACATGGCTTGCATTTGTTCTATTGCTTGTATTATATGCATCATACCCACCCCAATCTCCTAGCCGTTTCATCAATTAATGCATTTCTTTTTCTTAATACTCGATAAGTAGACATGTATAATTTATCCGCTATATTTTGCCATTCATAACATTCCATTTTATCGAAATATCGCATGTCTACAATTGTTTTTTGGTCATGATCTAATTCTTTGTAAAGTTGTTCAAGCGTTGTAATAATATTTTTTAAATGCTGATAATTTTTATCTTCTGCAAGAATAATAGCTTGATTACCTGTCGTGTCGGAAATACGATTGGATTTGCCCCCGCCGATATTTGCATCTGTTTCTTGGTGTGCATTTAACAATTCCCATTCACGATAGCGTAACTGCTTTTTAAGGTCATCTAAACTTGACCAATATTCTTCGATAGTTTTATTTTGTACTGTTGATAATTTACTCATATGCCCTCCACAATCTATAAATGGCATTTTGTGCTTCACTACTCAATAACGTAGGCATGTGCAGCACCTACCTTCTTTGTTTATTTACTAATATTTTTCAGTTAATCTCCAAGCATATCCGATATTGTAAATCAATCTCTCCCTACTATAAGCTTCTAATGACTTCAGACCAGAAACTATTCTTCACTCTCCCCTCCTTATTGTCCAAACAACTGTATTCGATATGAATAAAATATTGTATAGGAGAGGAGGTGAATATAAAATGGCATCATTTGAAATTGGAGCGAGAAGTCTTTTCAATTTTCGAAACGAACGCTTTTTCCTATTAGTTGAAGATGAAATTACAATTCCAGATAAAGGTGTGGAGATTGATCCAGTTAATATCTATGAGATTGACCAACAAACTTTCAATTTTATCAGAGATGAAGGAGATACACCTGTGATTCGACCAGTTATTAATCTCCCAACTGTACCACCTGGATTTAAATTAGAACGAAAATGTATTTTTACAGTTGATAATGCATACTACGTAATTTATGATTTAGAAAATGGAACTGATAACAATGTTTTATTAAGAATCGGTGCAGCTTTATTTAACTCCTTGAGAAATTCTGGTGTTCATGAATGTATTCCACAAGATTTCATTAATTAATAAATAACCAACCTTCAATAAAATTTTTATCTTCATACTTTAAAGTAATGTTCAGCAGGATTCTTCCTTTCTTGCTGAACATCTTCTTGCTATCTCGCAATTTTGTTCTTCCGTTTCCATTTGCTCAAAGTGGAAGTACTGACATTTAAAATAGCGGCTATTTCTTTATCTTTTTTCGTTTGCTTTTTATATTCATGGTATTGGGATTCCGTTATCAAAAGTGTTACGGCTGATTTATGGTCTTTAGGTTTTGCTTCAGTACCGAAAACTGTTAATCTCTTATTTCCTAAGTGTATTAACATTTGCCCGTACTCGGCTATTTGCTTACAGTTAGGGCAACTTTGCATTTCTTTTGCTGTCTCACAGCTACATTTTGACTGCAGCGCATCAATTTTCTTCAATATCTCCTTACGCTTTTGTTGCATTTCGGACTTCTTCATATACCCCAAACCTCCTTTGTGATCCATCCCTCATGTTTGTATTTTTGCACCCATTTATATTTATACGGCATTATCACACTTTCCTCACAGCCATCAACGATAATGGCCATTTCGATATAACGTGTATAAGGATTAGGTATGGCCTTCCACAATCTACCCTGTGGCTGTTTTGACTTCTTCACCGACTGAACAATAGGAATCCCATTGCGCATGTTCATGGTTATTAGAACACCCCATTTTTCAATAAGTCCTTTGCTTGATAATAAAAGTGGTAATAAATAAAATTGCCACTATATTTTTTATCCAAATATACAATTTCAAAGTTGTAACGATATTTGTAACTATTAAGCATTCCTAGTAAAGATAACGGCTTGTACTGACTTCGATATTCACCACGAATCATTTTTCCATAGCCGTCAGGATCTTCGCATAAAAGGGTGAAAGGAATATCCTTCGCGCGTATCAATTCATTTTCAAAAGCCGTTTTCGTATCTTTTTGTAAGTTTCCAGTGATTTCATCCATATGTGCTTTACGTTCAATTCGACTAGATAGCCAAATATCGCGCTTGATACCAAGTTCTTCATTGGCTGGAATCATTGCAGCATAATCACCTGTTTTAATTGCACGGTTAATGAATGGGATTTCATGTTTTCTTAAATAATGCAAAATATGATCATTCACCTGTTCGCGCGTATCAATAACGATTGTTAATGTTTTTAATACACTATCAATCTCTTTCTCTGTGTATTTATAGTGAATCAATTGTCACCCTCCTTTTTTTCGCAAAAGCGACAGCCCTTACATGTATTTCTTTTTTTAACTTTGCTGATTCATCATTTTCATACTGGCGCCAATCAACATAGATTTCCTTCCAGCCATTGACTGCCAATTTCGATTGATAATCTACAAATAAATTCAATGCCGTTTCATCGTGATTTAAAAAATTGCTTATCAATTCATTTTTTTGCCAACCGCATAATGCAACGATCATTTTCCATAAAGTCATATCAGCACCTTTCATGCCTTCCACAGATTTTAGGTATGAGTCGATTTCATTGAAAATTGGTTCGGCAGCCTTTAAAACTTCACCGGGTATCTTTTCGTGATTTTTTAATTCCAGTTGTCCATCTGGTAAACGTTCAATAACGCCACCAAATTTCCAAATTTGTGACAAAACATATAAAACCATTTATTTACACAACCCTTCAAAAAAGAGTTACTAAAAAACCGCCATCTGTTAGCGAAAATTACTTATTTCTACCCCTTTTTCAGGGTGTTTTTCAAAAAGTAACACGTTATGAGCCCTACAGCCGCAAGGCTTTACACTTAATATGTTACAAAGTGTTACCTATTTCGAGTATTAACGCTCCTAATAGAATACTTTTTATATTTTTTATTTTTTTGTTTATATATAAAATAAATAACAAAAATAATAAATATATAAATATAAGTACTTTAACACCTTGGTACGACTGGATTTCTAACGAATCACGAATTTGTTACTTTTTGAATTTTTGTCCTCATTTTCGTCCGAAATCGTTAACTTTTCTTGAATTTCGTTAACTTTTCGCTCCTGTAAAGTAACACCTTTTATATAGAATTTATTTCCATTCCCACGTTCCTTTTTAAAGCCCTTCGTTTCCAGCGCTCGATAAAAGGCACGATTTTTTAATGCAAACTCACCATTCGCATAGCACCAATTCGAATACACTTCGTAAAGTTCTTTGGCGGTAATTTGCTGACTTGGTCCAACAAAGCATCGTTCATACAAAAATGGACCAAGGATATCCATGTCATCTTTGTAATCGCCTGTTGCTCGTTTCACTACCACTGGCTCTTGCAGCCCATCCTTTTGCCACTTCGAGCACCCATCGATAGCCCAATTCAATATGCCTGACATTTCAAGAGAAAGCTTTTCCGAAAGTTTTAGATCACGCTTTTCTTTTGGTAGTTGGAGATTGAACGGAACTAATTTAACGCGGCGCCAAATCCCTTCATCTACACCTTTGATTACTGGCTTATGATTCGTAGTGAAAAACACTTTAAACTCTGGAATAAACTCAAAATATTCCTGACGTAAGAATCGGGCCAATACTGGCTCACCACCCGTAATTTGCTTTACAAATGCTTCAGAAAGTTGTTCACCATCTTCAGACTCGATAGCAGAAACGAAGCGAGCTCCGACTAATCGAGCGATGTCGTTATTTGCCCCTGTTTCTTTTTTCTTGATAAACGTGTCTGACTTTGCTTGTTTGCCATATTCGCCCATCAAATCTTTTATTGTATTAATAAACGTCGATTTACCATTGGATCCGCCACCAATTAAAAACACCATGCTTTGTTCGCTGATTTCCCCTGTTAAGCTGTAGCCAATTAAACGCTGCATATATTCGATAAGCTCTTTGTCGCCTTGAAAGATTTGGTCTAGGAATGATAACCACGTTGGGCATTCAGCACCTTCCACAAATTCGACATTTGCAAGTTTGGTTAATTTTAATTCGCGATCATGCTGTAGTAATGCTCCAGTCTTTAAATCAATGGTGCCATTCAATACGTTGAATAAATATTTTTGACGGTCAAATTCTAAACGCTCACCTGGTACTAATGGCATTAAATCCTTTATGCTGTTCATTCGAATGTTTCTACGTTCGCACATACGCGACCACTTCTGTTCTGCTTCATCTTCTGATTTAGACATACTTCGTAAAACCTTATTGCAAATACGTTCAATTTCTCGTTTTGTATCAACTCGCCAACGCTTACCATCCCAAATCATCCAGCCGATTTCTGATACATAACGGATAGCGTGACCATATTCATAGGCAATGCGCTCAGCGTTACCAAGTTCAGTTAATCGAAATTTCTTCTTTGGTAATTCGGGCTTATCTTCTTCAACAGCGTCATTACTATGAAAGTCAAAAGAAAATTCGGCGTACTCTGCTTCATGCTTATGGTCCAATATTGTTGTTGTAGTAGAAGAAATAGCCATTGAAATTGTACGCTCGCCATATGTTTCGCCAGTGTCTGTATGATGGACTCGGTCCCATTTATCACGCATTAATGATGTTTCTCGGAACATATTATCCATTCGTGTGGCACTTCGACCTGTCCAAAAAGCTAAGTGATTACATAACGCTAAATCTGTTGAGGAATGGTCATCATTAATCAAATGACCATTAAACATAGAACGTATTTCATCACCCGACTTGCTGCGGAACATTTTCTCCCAAAGAGCCTCGTTCGATAATTTAATTTCGTCTTTCTCATAATCCTGCAAACGAATGCGACCTTGAATATCGCTATCATCGAAGTATTTTTCAAGGAGCTCGTCTAATTCATCTGTGCGATCAAATATGTCATTTGAATTTTCACGATTACCAGTCATTGTAAAGAAGCGACCGTATTGATAAACCTCTAATCCTAGTTTGCTATTTTTACGACCTGTCCCGCATACTGATTGTGAAAGACTACCTTTGACAATGATGTGAATACCTGTTCCGCTTACACTAAATTCTGTATAACTATCGAATAAGTCGATAATTTCTTTACCGAATTCATTAATGATGGGGTTTTCACGCTTCTCATCATCAGAACGATAAGTTACACATCCATCTATATCAATCCCCACGAAATTATCACGGCGACTAAAAACGAAGCCAATACCATCTAAATCTGTTTGCGTGTAAAACTTAACTGCAGTCGGAAAAGTCGACCAAGTACGCGGATCGTTTGAACGAGCTTCATTACCGTCAATTTGATATGGAATTTTAGTGATTTTACCGTTATTCTTTTGTTCTGCTTTCCACAATATCCAGTTCGGCATATTGCGAAGTTCAGCAGGAATTTCGTTAAAGTTGTATGGAATTATTTTCATGGTGCCACCTTCATTCATTGATGCCTTTTATTTTGATGTCTAATAGATCAAGAACAAACATCATTCCATCCGTGTACATATCCCACTCAACATTCTTCATTTGATTAAACTTCTCTAAAATATGTTCTTCTGGTGTTAATTTAATTTCATGATTATCCGTTATTAAAGCCAATAACGTATTCCAGTCAATAGTTTTTAAAATAGAATCGGTTTTATGAGGTAATAATTGTTCAGACCATTCATAGACAACAGCTAATGAATTACCCTCATGCTTGTCTAATAACTCTTGGAAAGCATCTGCAACTTCACGACTTACTTCCACTTTTTCTGCCATTCATCTTTCACCTCTTTTACTTCTACTTTTCCTTTGTACACAAGGGTTTCTTTGGTTCCGCATACTGCACAATACATTCGTTTCGTTTGATAAAATTTATCAACCACTGTCATGTGGCCACACCCTGTTTTGCACTCGTACTGGTGAAAAACTTTATTTGCCATTTGAACCACCTTTTTCGCTGTTTTTGGGTATAAAAAAGAGAAGTCCGCCTAAAACAGACCTCTCTATGAAATTTTATTTACTGATCAAAATGGTACGTCATCATCACTAACGGTGATTCCAGCACTCTGTGGCGCACCTGCTGTTGATTCCTTGAATCCTTTCACCTCTGGATATTTATTTCCGTTATGCTCTCGGTGCCCTACCGTTACAACTAAGTGCTTGCCAAGTAATGTATCAGCCCATTCTTTATAAGAATTGAATGATAAGCCATCAGGGAATTTAGCTGCTTTTGAAATAGCTTGTAAACGCCACATAGCTTTTTCCGTAACTGTGAAATTGTCAAATAAAATCTTTTGCCCCTGATGTGGCTGATTAACATCTGAACGAATTTCGTAATCAACAACAATTCGATTATTGCCAGATTCAGCTTTCTTTAACTCGTAATTGTGCACAGTTACTTCGTAGTCACCAATAGCGATTAATTCGAATCCACCTTTTGCTTCTTCATGATTAATTTTGAACATATTATTTTCCTCCAATTAAATTGATAATTTTATCGACCATAGGTACGGTCATTTTTTCTAGTTGTAGATTTGCTTTAAATTCACAATCTGAAACAATTTTTGCTACATCAGCATCTGTGGAAGACAACTCGCGAATCTTAGCTACATTGCTCAAACGATTTGCTTCTTCCTCTTCACGTCTAGCTCGTTCCTCTGCTTGGACGTCAATACCTAATTCAAGGTATCGGTATAGCTTTGAACCAATGTCAGGTGTGATAGTAAACTCATCACCTTCAAATAAATTTGTGATGTCTTTACTTACTCTGGCCATATGATCCATTCCGATAGAGAAAACTGTATCAAACTCATATTCCATATCATCTTTTTGGACTGGCTTCATACCGACCTTTTTAGGTACGTTCTTACCATCCACTAGCTCGATTACATAATCACTTTTAACTCGTAAAGTAGTAATCATGTGGACTGCAGCAGTTGTTAAACCTTTTACTAACTTGCTAGATTCAGGAGCAAGCTTACCCCAGTTCTGAAACGAGTTACCTTGCATACCGCCATGGGTTTCAACAACTCCGCCTTCGCCCTGCCATTGATGTGAAAGGCTGTCCACAATAATGACTTCTACACCCTGTTGCATTAATAACTTAATTGCCATGTTGTATCGATCCGTATTAAATGGAGGTTCGAAATTGATATATTTGAATGAACCGATGGTGATATTTCCATGTGTTTGTCCAACATAGTTGAGCAAGCGTTTATGCTCCGTATCAGCAGCACCAATTTTTCCCCACAATTCTTCGTCTGTTAAATCAGGGTGGGCTTCTTTTACAATCCCATAGGCTAGAAGTAAGGCTGACAACGATTTACCACTACCCGATGGACCAACTAGGCCAATTAAGGCCTTCTGTTTCTCACGTATTGCATTAGCTACTTGCATGCCTTCCACACTCCTATACTATTAAAATGGCACTTTCTCATCAGAGACATCTTCTTTTTTCGCCTCTACATCTGCGAATGGATCTTCGAATTCTGGCAAGTCCTCATCAGCATTTTTCACTTTTACACTGCCATCTGGATTGACTGTATATGGTACACCTTCATGCACTTCATCCATATTCATTTGGCCATCTGGTGCATCATCCTTTTCAGGACGCTTTTCCATTTCTTCTTTAGCAGAGCTATATGTGCGCTCAAGGTCCACAAGAAAGTAGAAACCTTTTGAATTATGCTTTTCGTGAATCTTATGCATTGTTAATGAATCATCTTGTTTTGCTTCAGCAACAATTTCCTCTGCCTCTTTTGTTGAATCTGCATACCAACGTTCTTTTTGATTTAATAATGTTTTTGCCATGAATGAACCCTCCTATATTTCTACTTTGAAAGTAGTATTTTGTGGTTTAACTGCGACACCTGGAACGACCTGACCATTTTCATCAACAATTATTTGTTCACCGTCTTTTTCAACGACTTTAAGTACTTTCTTCAATTCTGCCCATTTAAGCTGTGGCACTTTTTCGACAAACGGTAACTGGTTGTCTTCCACAAATTGAAGCAGAAGTGTTTCGTCCGTTTTATCAGGTTGAGCTTTTGAAGTTGTTGATTTTGATTTTCCATAAGGAGTGCTTAACGTTTTCTTTTTTGGATCTTCAGCCAACACTTTCGCATGGTATTCAGCAACGAGATTGTAGAAGAACTGGATACTTTCATTTATCCCTTTACTTTCACGTTGTTCCCAAGAATCAATGCGCTGACGTTCTGAATTTGCTACAGTTTGAATTTCTTTTAATTGAGCAGCGTAAGCGTGTACTTTACGCAATGCCCAGTTCAAGCTATCTAAATCAGTGATTTCGAATTTTTGTGGCTCATCATTTTCACCAAATAAACCATACGTCATTACTTCAACTTCTTGAATTTCTGCAGCTAACAATGAATTCATTATTGATCCCCCTCGTATTTAGCGTTAGTGTCATCAACGATTGTGTACCAATTTCTATTTGGTAAATCACCACCATCAGCAAAGGTACCATTATCTATAAGCTTTAAATTTTTACTGTTATTTTTTAAAGTTAAGACTTCATATTTCCAATATTTATTTGAAATAATTTGACCAATTGCAACTGTTGGCTGCACCGCCTGTTCAAACTCACTCACATCAAGACCAAGCGCTCGTCCTAGTGCAATGGCCTTTCCAATGTGTTCGTTGAATACGTCATTTGATGAGCATTTTGCAGTAGTTAGTTGAATATCTTGATAACGTTGACGAGAATATAATTTCAGCCCGTTATTATTGACCACAAAGTCATAACTGATTAGCAGTTTAAGATTTTCCTCAACAAGCTTCTTCGCCTTCTCAATAATTGCAGCACGTTGTTGATTTGGTGATTTTCCAACGTTATCTATGCGTTCATAGACGTCTACTGTTTTATGTGTTCTGCCAAAATAGTCACAGTACACGTAGGCGTCTTCTGGATTATTTATACAAGGTTTATTTAATTCATCGAGAACCACCTTGTGGGGTACATTAATTCTTGCATATGAATTGTCCTTAGCAGGTTCTCTTATAATTATCACATCACCCTCATGTGCTTTACGATCAACCTTGCGATATTGCTGCCCTTCAAATTCGATGATGTCCTCCACAGTATTAGTTGTGGAAGGCTCAATAGATTTCTTGCCACGTAATTCATGTACGATTAGCTTTAATTCAGCTACTTCATTTTCTAATGCTGTAATACGTTGATTTTTAGATGTTTTTACTAATTCAAGACGTCTAGTATAAACATCACCAACTCCGTGCTCCCCTTCGAACTTAACATGGTCAGTAGCTATAACACTTTTTATAGTTACTTCATCACCTTTGCTGTATTCTCCGAATTTCTCGATGAATCGAACCTTATCCCCAACATTAAACTTTGTCATTTCGCATCCTCCTGTGGTACACTACCAGTGTCATATAATTTTTTATTCTCGCCATTGGTTGCACCCTTTGACGAGTTTTTTTGTGCCTCAATTTGGGCATTCTGTGCATCCTCGATGTCTTGCCAGTATTCTGATTCACGGTCATATTCTTCGGCATGTGAATAACCTATATGCAATCAATCGCCTCCCTTCATGATTGAGCTGCACGTTTTAGAGCCAGTGTCTTTAGCAAAGATGTGTATAAGGCATCTTCCAACGGTTGTCCTTCGACTTTGGTAATGCCGAACTTCTGCAGCTGTTCAATGACTGCTTTACGTTTCAACTGTTTATGCATAGTTGTCACGTTTAACTACCTCTAATGCTGATGCAACACCATCGATGTAATCCCTATGTTCCTTATACTCTTTCACTAGATTAGGAAGTGCACTGTCACCGAAGGGTAGTCCATTGTGAACCAACACTTCTTGAATGATTTGTTCTCCCAAAACCTTTAAGTGGTCCCTAGAATCGACAAGCAGCTGGTTGAGGTCTTCCACAATCTCTTTATTAGCATCAGGAAATTCTAGAGCCTCTTTTAAATCAACTATGCTTGCGCCCTCTGGAACATAAGATGCATGCTTGCTATCATAATGCGTTGCTACTTTACCCTCTCCATCCATAACTTGTACACTTGTAATTTGATCCTCATGGATATTTAGGCCAAGAACTGATAGTTTAGTGCCTTTTACATTTAAAACTGTTCTCATAATTTATTCCTCCTTATATTTCCTTTCTGATAAACTATTGGTAGAAAGGTGGTGTTAACATGGCTATAGAAACACATGAAAATAAGTACTTAAAAAATTGTTTGAGATGCGATCATGAAATTACTGATTTAACTGAAGATCATATTTATTGCACTCAATGTGGTTCACCTATTCGCAATGAATGTACTGGAACTTCTGCATTTACTACTGACATTAATGAACCTGTAGAGCATGACTTTAAAGAAGAAGAAGTATTCATTCTCGAACCTGACGCTGCATATTGTCCAAAATGCGCTTCACCATCACTCTTCAATCAAGAACAATTAATTGAAGTGAGGTTTGCAAAGCTTGAATTAGTTAAACAAACTGGATTTAAGATTAGTGATGAGGATGAAATTCCGTTCTAGTAACTATATTTAATTTCAGTTTTGTCCCACAGCGTGTGCAGTATTTAGCTTCTGGTATATGGAACTCTTTACTGCACACTTTGCATTTACATTGCATTGTTTCAGTAGGCATTATTTTTGACCCCATTCTCTCAACCTCCAAATAGTTTGATAGATTTAATTTCGTGCTGATACAGCTTTATTAATCGCATTGCTGATTAAAGCTAAACGTTGCTCAACCGGTAATGCTAACCACTCGGCTACTTTGATTTTCATTTTGCATCTCATCCTCCTTTCTTTGTCGCTCAGCTTCTTCCAAATATTTTTTATAGATACGTGGTGCTGATGTTTTCATAAAGAAAGCATGCATTCGTTGTTGAGTTTCAATAGATGGTATAGTTTTCATAACACCCTCCTCATGACATTTTGGCATCACATCAAACATAAACCTCATCATTTGTTGCCATTTCGGAAACATTAAGGGTAAAAAAAATCACAATATCCTCACGTTCAATTCCAAACTTATTTGTAATCAAGGAAAATTCATCAACATCAATTGGTAATTTTCCATTTTCTTTTTTTGAATACGTTCCTTTTGCAACACCTAATACTTCACCCATTTCTTGAACAGTCAAACCTCTAGCAACTCTTTCCGCTTTTAGACGATTATGGTTGAACTTCATATTTTCACCTCCATCAATTTGTTAACCAAATAATAGCATTGACGTTTCCAATCAGTCAACAAAAATATATTAATAGTTTAAAAATAATACTTAATTCCTCCTATTGTTTCCTATAAGGAAACATGTTACTATATTTATCAAGGAGGTGCTATTAATTGAAATCCATAGAAGTAGCTAAGAGAATAGAGAAAATAGCAGAAGAAAAAGGAATAAGTGGTGCTGAACTAGCACGAAGGATGGGAACAGATAGAAGTACCATCACAAGATATTACAAAGGCATCCGAAAAATATCTATGGAAGAGATACCAAAGTTTGCTGAAGTTTTAGAGGTAGATGTAATAGAGTTGTTATTTGGTTCAACAGCAAAAAATATTAACTTAGTAAGTCAAGAAAAAGTTGCTATTCCTATCCTTGGAAAAATAGCTTGTGGTGATCCTATATTAGCTAAAGAAAATATAGAAAATTATATTTATAAACCCGCAGATAGTTTGCCAAGTGGAGAAATCTTTGCATTACAAGCAAAAGGTGACAGCATGGATCCAACAATACCTGATGGTGCTATTGTTCTTCTAAGAGCTCAACCAGATGTAGAAAATGGAGAAATTGCAGCTGTATTAGTAAACGGAGATGAAGAAGCAACACTTAAACGAGTTAAAAAACAAGGAGATACAATTTTCTTGATGCCTGATAACAACAAATACGCTCCTTACATCATTGATGAAAATAACCCAGCAAAAATAATTGGTAAGGCAATAAGTTACGAGATGTTATTGTAAAAGAGCTAGACAAATCTGTCTGCTCTTTCTTTATATCTTGAAAGGAGAAATTTAAATGACTGTAGGAATTTACATTCGAGTATCTACAGAAGAACAAGCAAATGAAGGTTATTCCATCTCTGCCCAACGAGAACGTTTAAAAGCGTTTTGTTTGGCCCAAAATTGGCATGAGTATAAATTCTATGTAGACGAAGGTATTTCTGGACGTGATACAAAAAGACCTCAGTTAAAAAAAATGATGGAAGATATTAGAGTAGGGCATATAAAAGTCTTATTAGTTTATCGATTGGACAGGTTAACACGTTCAGTACGTGATCTACATCGAATTTTAGATGAATTAGAAAAATACAGTTGTACGTTTCGATCAGCAACGGAATTTTATGATACATCTACAGCTATGGGGAAAATGTTTATAACGATTATAGCTGCAATTGCAGAATGGGAAAGTGCCAATTTAGGTGAACGTGTAACAATGGGGCAAGTCGAAAAAGCACGACAAGGAGAATGGGCTGCACAACCACCTTATGGATTCTTTAAAGATGAAAAACACAAATTACAAATACACAAGGAAGAAATTAAAGCCGTAAAATTAATGGTTAAAAAAATACGGGAGGGTATGTCTTTTAGACAACTAGCCTTTTATATGGATTCCACTAAATATAAGCCTAAACGAGGGTATAAATGGCATGTACGCACTTTATTAAGCTTGATGCATAATCCTGCATTATATGGTGCTATGTATTGGAAAGAACAAGTTTATGAAAACACCCATCAAGGAATAATGACAAAAGATGAATTTGAACAACTTCAAAAGATTATTTCCTCACGTCAAAATTATAAAAGTAGGAATGTATCAAGTCACTTTGTTTACCAAACGAAATTAATCTGTCCTGATTGTGGAAGTCGATGTACATCTGAACGATATACTTGGAAGCGTAAATCTGATAATGTTGTTGAAGTTCGGAATTCATACAGATGCCAAGTTTGTGCATTGAACAATCCCAAAATAACTCCTTTTAGTGTCAGAGAGGTTAAAGTTGATGAAGCTTTAATTGAATATATGGTTAATTTTACTGTTGTGCCATCAGAAGCTGTAGAATTAAATGAAAATGATTCGTTGTTAGACATAAAAAATAACCTACGAAAAATAGAAAATCAACGAGAGAAATATCAACGGGCTTGGGCGAATGATTTGATTACTGATGATGAATTTAAAGTTCGAATGGATGAATCAAGGTTGCAATATGATTCTTTACAAAATGAATTAAAGAATATTGAAGGAGAAAAATATGATGTTGTTGACATTGAAAGATATAAAGAAATAGCCAAATCCTTTAACGAAAACTATTTAAATTTAACACAAGAAGAAAGACGCACCTTTATACAAACATTCATAGAAAGTGTTAAAGTTGAAATTGTTGAACATACCAAAGGTAAAGGGTATCGCAATCAAAAAATACGAATAGCAGATGTGAGCTTTTATTAAAACTCAATCTGCTTAAATTTATTCGTATTTACGTTACCTTTACTACTACTAACTTCACATAAACCC